TTAGTTAATTATACAATCACAAAAAGAGAAATTGTTGTAAATGGTATTACGAAGGTATTCAAACGAGTTATTGGGGCCAATGATGTTAAACCATTCTTTGAATTATTTTTACCTGAAAAAAATGTGTTAGGTATTACAAGTGTGTTATTAAAGAATGGTACACAATATACAAACACACCAACAACTGCGGAGTTTTTAGGTGTTGATAATAGATGGTATGAAGTGGACGCCTTAGCCGAAGATAGAGTCTTTATTGAAGACCCTGCAAAAGTTTCTGACCAACCTGGTATTAAAGTTGGTAAGTATATCCAAACTCAAGATAGATTTATTACCGAATATACCCCTGAAGGATTTAAGAAAATGACATTTGGTGGTGGTACAAATACGGCTCAAGACCAATTGAATCAGTTTACAACTTTAGGTACAACATTAGAACTTCAAAAATATTCTAACAATTTTTCATTAGGTTCAACATTAACGCCAAATTCAACATTGTTTATTCAATATAGAGTTGGTGGTGGATTGGCAACAAACTTAGGAACAAACGTAATCAATCAAATTGGTACTGTTTCATTCTTTGTTAATGGTCCATCTGAGACAACAAACTCAGCGGTAGTTAATTCATTAAGATGTGTTAACGTAACTGCTGCGGTAGGTGGAGCGGGCATTCCATCATTAGAAGAAATTAGAAACTATGTATCGTTTAACTTTGCGGCTCAAAAGAGAGCGGTTACCGTACAGGATTATGAGTCAATTATTAGAAACATGCCAGCTCAGTTTGGTGCACCTGCAAAAGTATCTATCACAGAAAATGATAACAAGATATTAATTCAAATATTATCTTATGACACTTCGGGTAAATTAACCAATATCGTTTCAAATACTTTGAGACAAAACATTGCAAATTATTTATCAAACTACCGAATGATGAATGATTATATTTCAATATTCAGTGCTGAGGTTATTGACTTGAGTGTTGATGTTGCAATTGTATTAGATTCCGCCCAAAACTCAGGACAAGTCATTTCAAGTGTTATTGATAAAATATCTGCATACTTTAACCCTCAATCAAGACAATTAGGTCAGAATGTTTATCTATCCGAAATTAGGAGTATTATTCAAAATACAAATGGTGTATTAACCGTTTCAACTTTAAATGTGTTTAATGAAGTTGGTGGTCAATATTCATCCGCTGAAACATCTATGGAATATTCAGACCCTGAATTAAAACTTATTGGTCCTGTTGACGATACTATTTTTGCTCAACCATCACAAGTGTATCAGATTAGATACCCTGGTAAAGACATTAGAGTTTCGGTTAAGAACTTCCAATCAATTACTTTTTCTTAACAAGTTTATTTATTTTTTCTTTGGATTATTATTTAATTGTGTGGGTTCACTTTAAAAATCCTGCATAAACTATTTATTAACTAAAGACATTAATGGGTCAATCATATAGAATAAGGACTGAATTAGGGGTTAACAAAACAATCAACGTACAATTAGACCAAGAGTTTGAACAGTTAGAGATTTTATCTTTAAAAATACAACAAGAGGATGTCTATATTAGAAGTTGTGCCGATTATGGAGTCATTGTTGGTAGGGTTACCGCTAACAATGGTTTTGGATTACCAAACGCAAGGGTGTCAATATTCATACCTATCACAACGGTAGACGAATCAAACCCAATCATTTCAAGTATATATCCGTACAAATCTCCAACGGATAAAAATGAAGATGGTTATAGATACAATCTTTTACCTTACGAAAAATCATACTCAACTCACGCAGCGACAGGTACAATACCATCAAGATTGGATGTACTGACAGGAACAACCGCTGTTGAAATATATGACAGATATTATAAGTTCACAGCCAAAACAAATGATAGTGGGGATTACATGATAATGGGGGTACCATTAGGTTTTCAAACTGTTGTTATGGATGTTGACTTGTCTGATATTGGAGAGTTTTCATTGACACCACAAGATTTAATTAGAATGGGTCTTGCAACCGAGGCTCAAGTTGCGGGTAATCGTTTTAGAACATCAACAGATTTAAACTCATTACCTCAAATTATTAATTTAGTTAAAGGTATTGAAATTTCGCCACTTTGGGGAGACCCTGAAATTTGTGATATAGCAATTAATCGTCTTGATTTTGATTTAAGAGATAATGCAAATGTTAATATACAACCAACGTCAGTTTTCATGGGGTCGATTTATTCTACATCTGATGCTTATCGAGTTAGGAGAAACGCTAAACCCAAAGATGATATGGGTAATCTTTGTAGTTTACAATCAGGACCTGGTCAAATATTGGCAATTAGACAAACCATCCAACAAGATACTACTGGTAATCCAATACTGGAACAATATCAATTAGAACAAGCTGGAAATATTATTGATGGTGATGGAGTTTGGTTGACCGAATTACCAATGAATTTGGATTATTACATAACTAATGAATTCGGTGAAAAAGTTATATCAAATGACCCAACTATAGGTATTCCAACTAAGGCAAAATATAGATTTAAAATTAAATGGACACAACCAACAGCATTGACTGAGCAAACAAGACGACCATATTTTTTAGTTCCTAACGTTAGGGAGTATGGTTGGAGTAATACTATAATCGACCCAAATTATTTATCAACAAGTTCATCTGAGGGAAAAAAATTAGCAGGGTCATATTATTTTGGATTAGATTGGACAGGTTATACTAACACTACCGCGGCAATAAATTGTGATGATACCTTTTACCAATTTGAATTTAACAAAGTGTATACTGTTTCAGGTTTGATTGATGAATTTAAAAATGGTACTAAAGGTAGATTTATAGGTATTAAAGAAATTGAAAGTCAAGATTGTGATAGTACTATTAATAAATTTCCTGTAAATGAAGGATTTAGAAATTTTGATTTAATATATTTCTTGTTCTCAATTATATTTCAAGTAATTCAAATTATTGGTATTCCATTGTTAACGTCTTACCACGTTATTGCATATCTTTGGAATAATTTTGCAGTTCCTTTAATAATTGCATTAAGCGCATGGATTTTAAAAAATATAATTGAGTTATGGATAACTTCTGCGAGTTTGTTTGCTTCGTCGGCAGTCTTGCCATTTCTTCTTCCTGCGGCACAGACAACAGCTCTACAGGCACTTGGTTGGACAGTGCTTGGTGTTTTTATTGGTACACTTCTTTTTAAATTTAGATTTAGAAAATTTAATAGATTCAAATTACCAATGATAACATATCCTGATTGTCAAGCCTGTGAATGTAGTCCTGAAACTTCATCGGATTCTAGCTCTTCAGTACCAACATCATCACTGGTTAGTCAATTATCTAATCCTTCATTTTATTATGATAATTTGGTTGCATATCAAGAATCGATATCTACAATACCACCCGATAACGAAAATTATTTTACCTATAATTCTACTGACGCTATAATGAAAAGTCAGGCGATTGGTGGGTTTACTGGTCAAGAAAAAAACCCAACTAGATTTAAAACAGGTGTTAGTGAAATTGCCACATTTCCTGACGGAACTAGAAAGTTTGCGGTTTCAAGAACAATAATGCCAGGAGAAAGAATTAATATTTATAATACAAGAAATAAGTATTTTCAAGGGGTTAATAAAATAAAAGTAACTTTTGCTTCAGATATAAATAACTCAAATGGTCTATACCATTATGATAATACTTTAACTATAGTATCTCCTGGTGAATTTCCTGTAGGTGCATTATTAACATTTGTAAATCCTGAACAAACAAAAGATAAAAATTATCTATGGTCGGGTACTACTTCAGTTGGAAAGGCTCTACTTAGAGGTATTAATGGTAAAATACAAACGGACCAATTTGTTAGTCAAGTTTATTATGCTAACCCAACAGATAATACTCAAACCACTAATTTATCTACATTATATACTATTCCAAGTGCAACGACTCAATGTGTTGATAGTATTACCATTTCGGCAACAACTATAGGTACAGTACAATATTATAACTGTTCATCTGTTAGTGTTATTTATAGTGCAGGTACATTAGGTGTACATACAATTACTGACACAAATTGTATTAATTTAAGTAATTTAGGTGGTACTGCCGAGTATATTGTGATTAACAGTGGTGATACATGTCAAAGATATATTTACCCATCTGATATAGAATATTATCAAGTATTAACAGCAATCACAATTACTACAAATATTGTTAATGGAGTTCCACAATATTCAATACCTAATTTAGGGACGGGAATAAGTATTTGGAATACGTTAAATTCTGCTAACGAGATTCAATCCTATAAAGAAGTTAAGGGAACTTTAGGTACCAAGGGATGGTTAGAGGAAGCACCTGCAGAAAATCTACCAACAAGTTTATTTTCTGATTTTTCAAGTCAAACTATTTTAATATTACAAAGAGGGGTTGACCCATATTCTCCACTATTAACTAATCAATATGGTATTGGAAAAATATTGGGACATGCCAACGAAGACGATGTTATAATTACGGGACAAACTAGAATGAACATCCCTATTCAAAAATTACCTACAGGGTCATTAACTACTGTCCAACAACACAACCAACAAGATAATATTTATTTTCCATCTTATGTCTATACACCAGGATTTACGGGGTCAACAAC